CAAGTTCAACTGTTACTGGTATTGGTGCACAACAAGTCTCTTTAACAACATCTTGGCAGAAAAAATCTATTACTGTAACTATACCATCTATTTCTGGTAAAACATTAGGTTCAGATGGGGTACAAACAACCGCAACAGTGTTGAACTTCTGGTTTGATGCTGGTAGTGATTTAAATTCTCGTACTGCTAGCTTAGGTCAACAATCAGGAACATTTGACATTGCTCAAGTCAAGATTGAGGATGGTTCAGTAGCAACCAATGGATGGCACCCATATGATGGTGAATTTGGTGGAGAAAATCAAGCTTGTGAAAGATATTGTGAAATTTCTGATAAATCAAATTCTATCGTTGCTGAGGTAACTGATGCAGACAACCGTGGTGGTGGTATATGGTATTTTAGAACTATTAAAAGATGTATACCAACAGTCATTTTTAACGGTGCATTGAGCGATTACACAATGTGGAATGCGAGCTCACAGAACAATATCGACGTGACAAAACTAGATGTTGTTGATATAGGATCATGTCATGTGAGAATTCTAGGGTCAGTTTCATCTGGTATATCAAAAGGACAAGGAACTGTTATTGGCAGCAAAAATAGCAATGCTTATGTCATTGCATCTGCAGAACTATAATAAGGATTTAAGCAATGTTCAATACAATTGAAATTACATCAGTAAAAACGCAATCTAATGGTTGGTTATTAAATGGAACCGTGTTAGTTCCAGATGCTCCAGGTAATAGAGAAAGAGAAGCTATTCTAAAATGGATCGCAATCGGTAATACATTAGAGCCAGAATTTACTAAAGATGAATTAGCAACCAATGAAAAAACCAAAGCATTATCTGATGCTAGAGCATTATTATTATCAACTGACTGGATTATGGCTAAATATATTGATTTGGTTGTAATTCAAAAACTCATGACAGATACAGACTTTAATACTAAATATGCAGATGTATTAAAGCAAAGAAATGATGCAAGAGAGTTACTCAAATGAGTTCATTAACATTATAAAATACAAGATTCAATTTACATAATAACAAACTTTGTGAGATGAATATATGGTGTTACCACATTTAACTACCTATACAGACAACCTACCATCAAACTTGGTAGGTTGTACTAACGCATTTGTTATAAGAATTAGATCTAACTGTAAAGATGATGTTGGTGTTTATAACCATGAATATATGCACGTTAAACAATGGTACAAAGTACTAATAACATGGTTGATATTTTCTACACTATTAGTCATAGGAACTTATGACACTTTAGGTTATTCATTAGTTCCTTTGATTTTTGTTGGATTTGGTTTACATGGAGTGCTTTATAAATTTGTACGTAGTTATAGACTAGAAGCTGAAGCACAAGCTTATGCTGAACAAGTTAAAGCTGGTGCTGATTTAGATGTAATGGCAAATTCTCTTGCAGGGGATTACTATAAACTTGATATTACTCATGAACAAGCAAAGACTGAAATTCAACGATGGATTACACGAGATTAATAAATATTGACATAGGTTGTATAAGTATTATAGAAAATGCATATTATCAATGAGTAAATAATATTCAAATAATTAAATTATTTTAGTCATTATGGAGTATGGTGTGTCAGAAGAACAATATAATAGACGTGCTACTGATGTAAATTACATACAACTTAAAAGTGAAATTGAGTTGTTAAAACAAAATGTTGATAACCGTATTAATGGTTTGTCAGAGAAGCATGGTGATCTGCGCGGTGATGTCGATGCTTTAACTAAAGCAGTTAAAGACCTGTCTAATACGGTTAGCAGTGCAGTTAAGTACATTCTAGGTGGTGCAGCTGTTATTAGCTTCTTGATGTCTGGATATGGTGTTAAAGTATTATCAGTATTAGCAGGTAGTCACTAATGCCACAAATTGATAGACAAATAGCACATTTCAAAATATTTAATCATGTATTTCTGATAATACTTCTATTAGTTGTGTCACTTCTAACATATTGGACATTCGAACCTGATCCATTGCTAATAGACTATGTTAATGATGGTGATAGTTGGTCTAAATGTAATAATAGAGAATATAGTTTTGAACGTCGTGTTAAATCTAATAAAGATTTATTAATCACTGTACAAGAACGTTGGCATGATCTTGATGGGATGATGGATCATAACAATATAGAAGGTGAATATGTATTTGGTAGTGAAATAACATATACACTTGGTAGTGGTCTTGATAAAGCCATGATTTTCAATAAAAAAGTACCTAATGATATACCGATAGGTAGATACGAATATAGACCTTGGGCTACATATAAGGTAAATCCGGTTAAAACAATTACCCGGTTGTTACCAGTCCAGAATGTAATTGTTGTGTGCGATGAAATAAAATAGGGTGATATTATGAAATTTGATAAACGTTTATTTTTCTTATTTGTTCCAGCTGTCATTTTCCTTTATATTGTTAATACTAGTTTACTATTGGAATTCATTAGTGTTTTATCATTAGGTATGTTGGTTGCAGGTTTAACTCATGTTATCCGTAAGATTTTATTACCTTACGTTGATATGGGTGCTATTGCAGAACAAGCAATTCAATCTCCATTAGGTAGTGGATTGGTATTTTTAGGTGCTTCTGTAATGGTAGCTGCATTCTCATTAATGATTAGTATGTTGATGTCGACTGGACACTAATATGGATGAAATTCCAGTTAATGCACATACGTACATACCTGTTCTTAAACAAGAACAGGTGACATATTGGAAAGACCACTATAAACCAGTACTATTAGCTGGACAGGTTGAACAAGAAAGTTGTACATCGCTTAAATCACCTAAATGTTGGTCACCAAATGCTGAACTTAAGACTGATAGAGAATGGGGTGTTGGTCTGAGTCAATTCACCAAGACTAAAACCTTTGATGCAATCGAGGAAATCAAGACCAAACATCCAGAGATCAATTGGGGTAACTGGTCATTTGAACATCCATACCAAGCAAATTATCAATTGCGTGGGTTGGTTGTATATATGCATGATATCAGTAAACAGATTCTAGATACAGCAACACCAGAAGATAACTACCAAATGGCACTATCATCTTACAATGGTGGTATTGGTGGATTGCGCAAAGAACGTTTAAAATGCAGTATGACACTAAATTGTAATCCAAATATATGGTATGGTAATGTTGAGTTATCCAGTGTAAAAAGTCATAAAACATTTAAAGGGTATGGCCAGAGTCCTTATGATATTAACCGTGGATATGTCAAATTAGTTTACGAACGTGCTAAGAAATACGAGGAACTCTACTAATATGTGGATTTACCCTACAATTGCAATGACTGTTGTCGGGTTCATTGCTGGTTGGCAGATAAATGGTTGGAGACTTAATGCTGAGATTGATTCATTGCATGCTACTTGGAATGAGGCATACGCAAATCAAGCCAAAATTACCATGGATAAAGAACATGAACTCAACCAATTGAATACACAAATCGAGGTGGACAATGCAGCTAAAGAAAAAGCAATTAATGATGCACATGATGAAAATATCCGGCTTGCTTCTGATATTGAGCGGTTGCAGCACTCGACCAGTAGCCGTAGTAGCACCATGCCCAAAACCAATAGTTCCTGCAAGTGTTCAAGCCCAACCACCACAACCGAACTTTCAGGAGAGAGTATCAACCTTCTTGTCCAAATGGCAAAAGACGCTGACGAAACAGCAAGATATGCAAACACCTGTCACGACTGGGCACTAGGTGTTACAGAAGAATTGAATAAACAATAGATGGAATGAATAATGGAATGGCTGGTTGTTATAATGTATGTAATAGTATTAACAGTACCATTAAAGGATACATCTGTTAATAATGTAGATATAGATAATGTAGATACCGTTGTAGAAGTAACCAAATAAAATACGACATAAATATATTTGTAATAATTTATAAAGGAACACATATCAAAATGGCACTACTCCCAAAAATTGAACGTCCAAAGTCTTATGTAACAACACCAACATCTAAAATTGATGGATGGGTTATGCCTTTCACCATGAAAGAGCAAAAGATTTTAGCAATTGCAGAAAAATCTCAAGAACAGTCAAATATTCTAAATGCAATGTTAGATATTATTAAAAGTTGTTCTTCATTCGATCCAAATTCATTATCTGGTGCCGAATTCCAATGGGTGTTTTTACAGATTCGTAAAGCATCAACAGGTGCATCCGTAGATGTTACATTAAAATGTGGACATTGTGGTGAACAAGTTAATACCAAAATTTATTTAGATGAGTTTCAGATTACAGATCAAAAAGAATTAGATCCGAAACTAATGATTACTGATACCATTGGTGTTAAACTAAAACCATTATCAATTCTTAAAATTGCAACATCAAATAATATCTCAGAATCAGATTCAATCCGTCTTGTAATTGATTATATTTTTGATGATAAAGATATATATAAAGTAGATGATGTAGATGATAAAGAATTAGAAGACTTTATTGATTCTATGGGTATTGATGCAATCAAATATATTATGGAATGGATTGCTAATGTTGGTTCATTAGAATTGAATAAAGACTGGATTTGTCCAAAATGTAATGGTAAAAATAATTTACATGTTGGTGGTGTTGGAGATTTTTTCGTTTAACTCTCTTAAACTTTGATTTACTAGATTATTATAAAACAAATATGAATCTAGTAAAAGATTTCCATTTTAGTATGGGTGATATTGAATCTTTATATCCATTTGAATATAAAGTTTATGTCAATCTAATATTAGAATGGATTAAGGAAGAAGAAAAGAGAGTCAAAGAACAATCTAGAAGAATTTATAGAGGGTGACACATGTTACCCTTTTTTATTTCCTATTATAAATAATATGATATCCCCATTTATAGAGATACTAAAATATTATGAGTACATCATCAGAACAACAAGCCGAAAAAAATGCACAAAATAAAACTATTAGTGGGTTAACAGAACAACTCAATACCTTAACATCTGCAATTAAACTTATGGGCAAAGATATGGCTGGTAATGGTGTTGGTTCAGTTGGTAAAGGTGTTGGTAGAGCTGCTAATGTCGTCGTTGATGCTACATTGGATGAAATACCTGGTGGACGTGCTATTGCTGGAATGGTAGGTGATGCTAAAAAATATTTCACTGGATTAAAGGAAAGAGCCAAAGCAGAAGCCGAGAAAAAGTCTAGTAAAAATGAATCAAAAGATATCATAGACACAATAGAAAAAACCAGCCAAAATGAATCAAGAGAATTCGGCAGTGAACTGGAAAAATCTAGACATGAAAATTCAAACGATAATAAAGAAATAATTAAAGAAGTAAAAAAAGTAACAGAAGTTGTAAAAGAATCAAACAACATTGCTATAATAGAAGGGTTAGAAGAATCACATGAATTAAAACATCTAACGCATGAATTGGAAAAATCTAGTTGCAATGAAACAAAAGAGTCATCTAGTGATCTAGAAAAATCTAGTCACGAAAATTCAAACGATAATAAAGAAATAGTCGATGCAATAAAGGAAACAACAAAAGCAATAAAAGAATCCAACGATATTGCTAGAAAAGCTGCAGCTGAAGAAAAAATAAAAGAAATAAAGGATAAGGATACAGTTGCGCAATCACAATTAGTTAAACCAGATAATACCAAAAAAGATGAAAAATCTAATGGTATATTTGGTGCATTAGGTGCAACGGTTATGGGTTCAATTATGGGTATCATGAAGTCTGCCACAACATTCTTGACTGCTGGTTTGGCTGCTATTGGTACAACTATCATGAAAGGATTAGGTGTTGCACTTAGATTTGCAGGGCGCGCATTGTTTCTTGCTGTTAGACTATTGAATCCAATTGGTTGGGCATTATTAATCGCGGATCTTCTTGTTACATTTAAAGATGATATTATTGGATTTTTCAAGGGCGATGGGTTTAAGAATTTTATTCAATCCACCAAACAATTATTAATAGATGCTTGGGATGGTATTGTAAAATTCTTTAAAGAAACCGATTGGTCAGGTTTAATAAAATCAGCAGCAGAAGGTATTAGTAATTTTATAGATACCATAGGTACCTGGTTTAAAGATTCAATGGTCAGTCTATGGGAAGGTGTTAAAAACTGGGTATCAGATCTTACAGAAGTAATTTCTGTAATAGGTACAGCTATATATGACAATTTATTAACACCACTTGGAACATGGGTACTTGATTCAGTTAAATCAATGTGGGATGCTGTTACTGATAAAATTTCTGGATGGATAACCGATTTCAAAACATTAGTATCAGATAAATGGGATGGTGCTAAACAGTTTTTAAATGACATCCCAAATAAATTGATGGAACCATTTGATACACTGATTAAATGGTTTGATAATGCTAGACTTGGTGGAAAATTAAATGATTTATTATCAGGTGTAACCGATAAAATTTTGGAAGGATTCGCATCAATATATAACATGACAGTTGCCAAATTACCTGGTGTTGATACCAAAATGTTACCAAATGGTAAATTGGTTAAGTCAGATGATTATGCCGAATATGAAAATTTGGTGAATGCTGGTAATTCAACACAGGATGCAGCGGCAAAAATAACACAAATGATTAGTGATAGAGAATCAGCAGAACATCAATATAATGTTAAGAAGGTTATGGCAGAACAACATGTTACTGCAGAACAAGCTGAGGTAATAGTTACACAACAAGAAAAAGAAAAAAATCAAGGTGTTATTGGTAAGGCAGTTACTGCAGTAGGTAATGGATTAAGTAAAGTTGGTGATGTAGCTTCAGGTGCAGCAAGTTATGTTTCTGATAAAGCTTCTAGCGCGGTTGATTCTGTTAAGGCATTCTTTAGTAAATCATCATCAGACGGAAAATATCAGATAATATCTAATGGCGGTCGGACATCTGCAGTTGGTGCAAAAGGTAAATTTGATGCTTCATCTGATGCAATGAATAGTTTACTTGCAACAAATACAGGATTAAACAATTCACTGCCAACTGGTGCTGCTGGTGATAGTGTTAAAAATAACCTTGTTCGGGTTGATGAACAAATCTGGGAACCATTAAAACGTATAGATCCTGGTGTAAAAATTAGTTCTGGATTTAGATCTAAAGAGGTTAATCAACGTATTGGTGGTGCATTGCAGTCAGACCATACAGAAGGTCGGGCAATTGATATTGTGCCAGGACCAGGTCAAACACCAACAGATTTAGCAAATGCAATCATTGACAACAATTTACCATTTTCTAAACTAATTGTTGAACCATCATGGGTACATGTATCACTTCCTAAAGAAGGTGAGACAAATGTACAACGATTGGTTATGGTTTCTGATGATGCAATGGCAGAAAATGCAAAATACGGCCCTGTTAAAATAGAATCAATTCACTTAAATAATGATTTGCCACCAATTAGTGGCAGTCCTACCAGGGCACAAGCAACAGGAAAAATACCACAAAGCGCGCCAATATCATCGCCAACGCCTAGCACAGGAGATATGGTTGCAACTGGTACAGCTAGTGTTAGTAAAGCAAACACTGAATTAAATGCAGCAATATTCAAATCTGCTTCTGATTCATCATCTGGTGCAACGGTGACCGCCAATAATGGCAATACTGTTAATAATGTTACTGTTATTAATACTTCAACTGGTAAGTCTAGTACATGGTAAAAAGGATTTAATAAATGGATTTTAGTAAACTTGCAGGCGGATTTGGTGGGAGTTCAAGTGGAATTTTAAGATTCCCTACATCGGTTGAATCGGATACATATTTCTTGATCAAAACTTATGAAGTTGGTGGAAGGTCTATAAAAAATCTGGTGTCTGAATTATCAGAAAAAGATATAGATGCAATTTATTCACCTGGGGTATCAATATATCTACCGATTCCAACATCAGGTCTTGGGGATTCATATTCATTGAACTTTGATGACGCAAAAACTTCTGCGGCCGAACTAAATGTAAAAGGTATTGTTGAATCCGCAGCAAGGAATATTGCTCATGCAACAGGTACATATGATTTTGCATCAATGTTATCTGGTAGAGCAATTGATCCAAATGTAACACCATTGTTCAAAGGTATTAGTTTAAGAACAATGTCATTTACCTGGGATCTTATTGCTAGATCAGAATCTGATGTTGTTGCTATTAGAAATATATGTAGTGTTTTACGTCATGCAGCATTGCCATCAGTTGAGGGAGGAGAAAATTCACCTGTATTAGGATTCCCGTCTGCATTTGGTTTAGATATGATTGTTATGGGTAATTCAATAACAAATAATCCTAGTATGCCTAAACTAAAAGGTGCAAGTACAATTGGATGGGTTTGTGAATCGATTCAATTTAGTTATAATGGTGGATCAACATGGTATAATTACATTACCGGTGATCCAACACAAGTTACCATTTCGATGGCATTTAAGGAAAGGACAAAAAGCAATAAAGGTAAAGCAGAAACCACCAATTGGAGCGATGCTGTTAAATCTGCCAATGATACTCCGGAAAACAATGGTGGTAGTGTAAATACAACACCAGATGGTACACCAGTTCAACCATCGGCAACCGCTGGAGTCCCAAATAACTAATGTTGAATATAAATGCATTCTAGGAAATAATATATGATTGATTTTTTTGATGTTCAACCAAAGACAAACTATGATGGTATTGTATTAACAGACATAACAAAACTTTTAGGTATAACAAATAAAAGTGACTTAGATAAGTATATCATTACAGTAAAAATGGATCCATATGATTCATTTAATGATGTTGCATACAAATTATATGGTGATGATAAACTATTTTGGATTTTACAAGACTTAAATAAACGTTTGGTATTTTCACCATTATTAGATGCTGGTGATTTCAAAGCATATATGGATAGATATAATGTATCATGTGCAGTAGCAATTTATGGCATAAATGAAATCATTGGTCTTGTTGGTAAATATGAATTCTCACTTGAATTCTATCAATACAATGAACTTGTTTTTAATACAACATCTAATACATTAATCAATTTTGATAAAGATGGTAATCCATTATATTTTGTAGATGGCACAGAAGCAGTTTATATTGGTAGTGCACCGTTGATAAAAAATAAAGATTATACTGTTGGACGTAATCCTGATACAGATATGCAATTCATCGCAATAACTACACCATCATTTACCATTGGTACACAGGTAGTTGTTAGGGTATACGAAAAACTAAATATCACAAAAATAGATACAGTTCGAAATCAAATAATATTAGATAAACTTATAACAAAACCATATGAAGTTAGATTAACATATAATAACACTACAAATATCATTAATGCTAAATTTAATATTGTTAGATATGGTGATGCAATACACCATTACAATTATAATGGTACAGTATATATTTCAAAACCAATTGGTGTAGATCCATTAAAATTATTTCAATATACATGGGAAGAATATGAAATTGCCGTAAATGAAGATAAAAGAAACATTAGAGCAATTAAACCTGAATATAAATCAGATCTATTGAGTATAATTCAAGATCAAGCGGAGTTGTTACGAAATGTCAGAACTGATTAGAGATCGGGGTCAATGGTCACTTCAGGAAATGAATATTAGTGTACTCGATAATGATAAAGAAGTTACATTTAGTATTATTGAATTGAACCAGGGATTTGCACTGACTTATGATGTTGAGAATACAACAGTGGATGGTCAAATCAATATTATAGATAGATATGATGTTGTAAAAAAGTATAAAATCTCAGGTGGCCAAACAATCTCATTAAAGCTATCCGCAGGGGATGATAAACCAGTTAAACTGAATCTATTGGTCTATAAAGTTACACCTTCTGTGGAGTCTTCTGGGGATGCTAGAAAGTATAGTTTTAGTGTTACATCAATTGACCATACAAATTTTAATAGATCCCATTCAATATCCTTGGAAGGTACTATTGATAGTCAAATAGATAAATTTCTAAAAAATGCAATACAGACACAATCAAAGTTTGAAACAATTCATCTACCAAAATGGCCAATGAAGTTTGTATTCAATGCTGAAAAAGGATATTCAATAATTGAGTTTCTAGAAACCCGTTGTTTATCAGAAAAGAATAATTCAGTATTTAGATTCTTTGAAACATTTGATGGTTATAAATTGGTTAGTCTAAAAGAGGCATATGACGATAAACCATCTAAAACATTTTCAGGTCAAATAGAATCAGAAACAAGTACATTGAGTTATCTTGTATATGATAATTTTAAGTTGATATCACAAGGTGACCATAATGAAATGCTTTATAATGGTGGTTATGGTTCTTTAATGTCAACATTTGATGTATTCAATAAAAAACACATACCAAATAAAGAATCAAAAGAAGAATCAACATCAATAACAGATAAAGCATATACAACTGAAGCATCTAAATTGTTTAGATTGTCCTATAATGATCCTGCTAGTACAATGAAACAAGATCATATTGAAGACATTACACCAATTAGATTAAAACAGGAAGCAACAATTAATAATACTGTAATATCAATACGAGTACCTGGTATGTCAGATAACATACCTGGATTATGTGTGGGTGTTACGGTCTATGGTGTTAATAGAAATATTTCAGGTGAAAAGAATAAAGAGAATTCATTATCAGGAAAATATGTAATCACAAGAGTTGATAATGTATTCGGTGAACAATGGTTACAAACTTTAACATTAAAGAGATTCTAATATATGAATACAACTGATGGAATTCGTACATGGGTTGGTAGTGTAGTAAATGTAAATGATCCGCTAAAAGCAAATCGAGTTCAGGTTAGAATTTTTGGGTTACACGATACATCAACAACAAATCTAAAAAATGATGATTTGTTATGGGCATTGGTTGAAATGCCAACAACAACTGCTGGTGTTACTGGTATTGGGTTGACTGTACATGGATTAGTACCTGGTTCTATTGTAACATTAGAGTTCTTAGATGGTATTAATGAACAGATACCATTGGTTCGTGGTGTTATATTAGGAATCAGTACACAGAATGGAATAGATGCACCATTTGGTGATCCATCTGGAAAGTATCCATTAAAAGATAGACTTAACGAACCTGATGTTAATCGTTTAGGTAGAAATGAAAAGTCATCAAGTACATATAGATCAAATAAAGGTTCTAGCGGTACAGTTAGTGCTGGTCAAACATCATGGTCTCAACCTGCAGATCCATATAATGCTGTATATCCAAACAATAAAGTAATGGAAACAACATCAGGTCATATAATTGAAGTAGACGATACACCTGGTGCAGAAAGAATCCATATAAGACATAAATCAGGTACATATACAGAATACCATCCTAATGGTGATATAGTACATTATACTGTAGGTTCTGAATATAGAACAGCTGGACCATTAAATGTGTTTGTAAAAGGTAATGCCAATTTAACGGTGAATGGTGATGCTAATACAAAAATTAATGGTAATGATAACAGAACAATTAGTGGTAACTTAACAGAAACTATTAATGGTAATTTTACTCAAAATGTATCTGGTTCTATTAACCAATCTGCAGGTTCTAGTGCTTCATTAGTTGCTTCTGGTTCTGTTACAATTAATGGTTCAACTGTTAATATCAATTAAAAAGTTTATATAAGTACATATTATGGCAAAATGGTCTCCAGATTCATCTGATACTTTACCACAATTATCTGAAAGTGATACTAATGTTAAACTGACATTTAGTGTCAGTGATGATTCAGATTCTGGTTCATCTGTTACATATACAATAAAGACTATTGATATCAGTCCAAATGGGCTGTCATCATTCTTCACTCAATCGATATCAGATAATACTGCTACATTGATTGCAAATAGTTTAGCTGGTTCATTCCCTATATTGAATATTAGATATAGGTTAAATGATAAAATGTACAATATTAATAATTGGGATGATTTACCAATAAATGCATCTCATATAACTGAATATTCAAAGGATCCAAATACACCTAAACAAATTACGATTACAATTAGTGCTGATGGTAGTGATAAAAGTACAGTAACAAATTCCTGGACATATACACTTAATGGCAATTATAGTTCAGGTATTGATAAATTTTTACATGAATTATCTATTAGAAAATAGCATAATATTCTCCATGGTCCTCTGTATTGCATTATAATGATGTATACTATTAGTATCTATTGGTACAAAATTAAAGTCCATTCTAGATGATTTAAAAGAGACGTTAAAGTTGATATAAGTCCGCAAGCGTCCTTATCGTCAATAAGTATACAAAGTCAATATATAATATAAAGACATAAAGTTAAATTTTCGCTAACGCGAAAATTGGTGCCGGCTAAAGCCAACACCAAAGTCCCATGTTTAAGTCCATATAAGGACAATGACCGCATATAATATAAAACATAACCGGACAGTATATAATAAATGCCGAACATGAGCGTACAAAGCCACCGGCCAGTCTGAGTATAATATCCCCTCAGAATCTATGATTCTATTATACCACCAAAACACAATCTTGTCAATAGTTTTAGTGTAAAAATATTAAAAATTGTCTAATAAATATCAAAAAGGCATATAGAGGAATCATTGAATGGGATCAATTGCTAGGGTTGGAGATACAACATCAGGTCATGACTGTCATCCACCACAGACACTTGTTTCTGGATCTCCAAATGTGTTTGTAAATGGTAAACCTGCATGTAGACAAGGTGATCCAGTGTCATCTCATACATGTGGTAAAGATACACATTCTGGTGTTGTTTCTAGCGGATCAGGATCTATTAAAATAAATGGTTTACCTGCTGCAATTATTGGATCTGCCATTTCATGTGGTGGAGTTATTGCTAAAGGTTCTGATAATACATTTGGAAGTTAATAATGAATTATTCTGATTTAAGTTTTGACATCAATACAAAACATCCTATTACTGGTGATATTCCACGATTATTAGATCAAGCAGCAATCAATAATAGTCTAAAGAATCTGTTATTAACACCATTTGGCACTGTTCCACATGATAGAACAAAGGGTTCAAATTTATATAAATTAATTGGTGAATTAAACACCGCAATATTAAAACATGAAGTTAAAACAGAAGTCGACTTTGTTATTAAAACACAAGAACCTAGAGTAGAATTATTAGATACACTTGTGATGGATGACAACACAACTAATGGCATAATAATTAATGTCATTTACAGAATAAAATCAAGTGGTCAAATATCAAAATTGGATATAAATCTGACATTAAATAGGTAAATGATATCCCAATAGAGAGTACGAAATGAATAAAATTGATGTATCTAATATTTCATTCGATGAACTTAAAAATAGTTTTATTGAATTTGCTAAATCTAAATCGCAATATAGTGATTGGGAATTTGGTGGATCAAATATCAGTTTTTTAATTGATATGTTGACATACAGCACATATTATAATAATGTATATCATGCAATGATGCTCAATGAAACATTCTTAGATACTGCCACACAAAGATCGTCTGTTGTTGCTCGTGCTAAAGAACATGGTTATATACCAAGATCAAAAACATCTGCATATATGAATGTAACAGTTAGTGTAGATGTTAATAAACTTATAGCTGATGGTTTACCATTGCCAACCGGTATCACTATCCCAACTGGTAGTAAACTAAATGTTAAAATACAAGATATCATCTATACATTTAATACATTACAAACATATGTAATTTATAATGTGAATGGTGTATTATCTTTACAAGATGTGATGTTTTATGAGGGTCATTCAACATCATTTACTTATAATCAATATCTAAATTCTGATATTGTTGTTCCTGTTACGGCCGATATATCAACATTAAAAGTATATGTTGATGGTGTTGAATGGGACTATGCAAAAAATGCAATCAGATATAATAAAGATTCTACTGTATTTTATTATTATGAAAATGGACTTGGTGAATATAATGTATATTTTGGTGATAACATTATTTCAAAAAAACCAGACCCAACATCTAGAATTGATATATCATATTTAGAATCTGCTGGCCCAAATGCAAATGCTGGTGTAAGTCCATTTGAAGTATCTAATACAAATTCATATATTGAAAATTGCATAGATTATACAAAATATATTAGTTTTAATACATCTGTTCCAACCGGTGGTGCAGACAGAGAATCAATTGATGAAATTAGAGACAATGCACTTCGCAGAACAATTACACAAAATAGAGCAGTAACAGTAAAAGACTTTATTTATATCATTGAATCAGAATTTTATAATGATGTATTACGTTGTAATGCCTGGGACATCAATTCATTTACTGATAATGTAAATCCATTGGATTTGGGTAAAGTATATATCACAATTCAACCTAGAAATTATAGAACTACATCATATATCGGATACATTACACAAGATAGAATTTATAGAACACTTACAAGTACATATACAATTGGTGGTATCAGGATTGAAATTGTAGATCCAGTTTATATTAAAATCAATCATAATATTGATGTTTATTATAACAGTCAATTATTGGATAATGATATCAATACGGTTAAACTAAAAATAACAAATGCAATCAAAACATTATATGATTCTGATATCATTAAGTTTGATACATATTTACCAATATCACGTATTCAATCGGTTGCTGATTCTGCAGATAAGGCAATTATTAGTACTAGTATATCAATTACATGTGGGTTAGATATTCAACTTGAATCAAGTGTAAATTTAAATAAAGAAATTAAATTTAATAATGCCGTCAGCATTGGTTCAATTACTAGTAATGTATTTGGTATAACAGATTCTCATACTGGTAAAGATGCTAATAATAATGATATTGGTAATCTTGTTTCTGCTAATCATGGTATTGTTGGTACAATTAATTATACACAGGGTAATGGCGTTGTATCAATCCCTGGAAATCTTATTACATCAGATACTATGTTATCATTTAATTTTAGTGTAGTTGCACCACAATTAAAGGTTAATAGAGAATTTATCATGATTGATTCTGATAAGTATACATGGAACTTTATTAATGTTAATGAAGGGTTATTATAATGCTTAGTATTGATGCATATAAAAATATGTTACCTGGTGTTTTCAATGAAAATACCAATAATACAGCATTATTAAACTTTTTTGAAACATTCCTTGAGTTTTCAGATACAATAAGTGAAACATCACCAGAAAGAATAAATGATATTGATTTACTCAATAATGAGTATATAGAAAACTTTAAGAATACATTCTTACCGAATATACCAATTGTTAATGGTGTTAAAACATTATCAGATGCAGAAGTCATAGCAATCATTAAGAATGCTATTGATTTAAACAGAACAAAAGGTACGACTTTATCAATACAATATCTATTCAGGGCATTATTTGCAAATGAAATTGATATTCAGTTTGGTAGAATTGGCACATCCCAGGTTGCAAAACCATTAGACTTTGAAGTTGTTGAAACAAATAGTCTTGGTAATCCAGTGGTTGTACCAAACTATGATAAGTTTTCCAATACAAACTTCTTCTTTATTGATGGTCAAAATACCAAATCAGGTAGCTGTGTAACATATTTCAAACAATATAATGAAAATCATATCTGGGTAGTATCAAATGATATTTTCAATGAGAATGAAATTCTATATTTCCCATCAATTAAATCATATCTGAAAATTAAATCCACCAATAGACTTAATTTAGATGGGTGGAATGGTAAACTTACAAGAGAAATTGATAAAAATGGATTCTATTTAGAAAATTCATATAATCCAATTATCAGTAAAGCATTGTTCAATGAAATTAATAATGTAACGTTTGTGGATCAGACTAATAAAAATGATTATGTAACATTTACTGTCACCGATGGTAAATTGTCATTTGGTATTATTAAATATCCATCAAGCGTACAAACATATACATTTGATGTAACAGGTTTACGAAATTCAGAACAACTTCATGCAACTATCAAATATTCAATTGATCAAACTGGTGTAACTTCAATAAAAATTAATGATATTGAACGTGTACAAGATTTTATCAATAATACATTGCAGTTATACGAATATGATATGTTGAAATCTGATAATACAGCTGCAATTAATAGGGCAGATTATGATATTCGTGAAGGACTAATCAGTACATTTACGATTATTACACGTACATCTGTAAGTCCAGCGGCATATATGAATATCCTTAGAACAACAGTGATTCCTGCAGGGTTTAGGTTATTACATTTATACCTTATTACAAGTATGGTAACAAATACTGGGTTATATAAGTTATATGAAGGTACATCATTAACACCAACACTTAAACTACTTATTAGTACCCAATGGGCAATTGCAGCAGCATCAATTGCTGACTATGATAATGTTGTGTTCAACTCAAAATATTATGACTATTTTTATACTGCTACAGATTTAGATGGAGTTAATGTTGGTTTATTAACACCGGCTAATCCAAAGTATCATTCTAGCCCAATGTATAGTGTAGCTGCGTCATCAACTCGACCAACTATTACATATAGTACGCCATTAGCAACATATACATATGATTATAATGATTGGATTACTATATTAGCTACACAGCCGATTGATAAACTTGATGTATTATCTAATTATGATCGGAAACTTTTTAGAATCAATGATATGAATATACCAATTGATACAACACCACTAATAAATACTTATGACAGGTTATACCATATATATTATAGAAGTGCAGATATAACCATCGGTTCGTCATAATATTGTGTAACAAAGGATTTTAATATGGCAGCAATTTTAACACGTGAATTTAGAACGAATAACCTAATATCATATATTAATTCATTTTTCTCTGCATCATCTACAACACCAATGTATATGTGGTTTGGCAGAAACAGCGCATGGCCAAATGATGCAAGTAATAGATCAGAAACAACAGGCGGATTTGTTGTACCACAACCAAACACCGATACCGCATCAGCTGATTTTAGAACAAATGCCATTGTTGGTTCAAGAATTGCTCTTACTGAAGTAGCACCAGTGGTTGAACGTACAAATTGGGCAACGAATAATACATATAATGCTGGTACTGTTGTTATCACCGATGAATGGAATGTATATATAGCATTGCGTAATGTTACATCAAATACAAAACCTACACATACTGATACAAAAGATTCAAATGCCGATTGGAAGTTTTTGTATAAAATTACCTCAACATCAATGTTTTCAAACTTTGTTACAGACGAATGGATCCCGGTCTATTTTGAAGGTAATACAGGTACAAGTGGCAACCCTGATGTTAATTCCATTTATACAATTAAATGTATCACTTTGATGGTATCAAAGGCATATAATACAGATGTAATTAGTATTAGTGATTTATCAGTTTTTAGACAAATTTCATTATGGTCTGGTATTCTTAATACATCTGGGGCAAAAGTCACAGCGCAAAAAGTATTAGTTGGTGATATTGATAAAACAACAGGAACAATTGTATATGTTGATAATCGTCTTCCTGTATATCGTGCAGCTGGACAAACTGAAGACTATCGTATTCTAATTGGTTTCTAAGAAAGGGTTAATATATTATGGCATATTCAAGTTCAGACTATACAGTTGATGGTAGTGTTGATAAAATAGTAAATTGGAAAGATAAGTACAATGCACTAGTTAATGTCGTTGTTAATACAGCAAATAATGATTCAACACTTAAAACAGAAGTCGATAATATCGGTGTATATAATGATTTTAAAACAGCATTTGATGCTGCTAAGACATAATATGGTTAAATGGTACCATAAAGCTATCTGGTGATGTTTATTGTAATAAGATATATGTAATATAAACATCCATATGAGCTTTATAATTAATATCGCTGCATACATTCAGATATATAAAGGTTAGTTAAAGAATATGAATACATTTGGTGAGATTACATCAATAGATGGATTGATAGAATATATAAAAAGAAGTCTTGGACATCCTGTTATTCGTATTAATGTAACAGATGACCAATTCATTGATAGAATTTCCGATGCATTATCTTTATATAGAGAATATCATTTTAATGCAACAGAAAAGGTATTATTAGCTCATTCATTATCAGCTACAGAAATTGCAAATAAAGAAATCATATTACCAGATAATGTAACCGGTGTTGAAGAAGTATATCCAGGTAATACTGCATTTGGTGGCGGATTATTAACATCAAATTATATATACCTATTCCAGGAAATGAGACGTACGGGTGTCACGGCTGGTATAACATCATATCTCAATTATGAAAGTAAAACAGCAGAGTTCCAGAGTATTCTTAATACAAAATTAAGATGGAATTTTGTTAAACATAGAAATGCCTTAAAAATAATAACAAATTGGAATGACTATGTTCCAGGGCAATATATAGTGATTGAAGGTTGGATTAAACTGGATCCAGAAGAACATATTTCAATGCTAAATGATCCATGGTTGATTGAATATAGTACATGGTTAATTAAACGTCAAATGGCGACAAATCTAAGTAAATTTTCTAATGTTACATTGCCTGGTGGCGTTACTATTAATTCAGAAGAAATGATGCAAATAGCATCTGATAATATCCAGAGAATGCGGGATGAAATCATGGATAAATGGATGATGCCACCAATGATTCATATCGGGTAATATAAAATGATTAATCCATATTTTAATCCATTAGGTACAGATGAAGAAAAAAGTCTATATGAAGACATAGCAACTGAATATATTCAATTTGCTGGTTGGGATATTGTATATGTACCAAGAGATGTATTTAATGTAGATGACTTGCTCGGTCGATCTGATGGTGAATTCAAAAACGGAAAATATCTAGAGGCAATAATAGAAGAACAAAACGGGCTAGATGAATTAAACCAAACATATAGCAAATTTGGTATGTTCTTGCAATATACTGCAACATTTACTGTTATGGCCAAAAGATTTTCTGAAGTATTTGGTGAAGGAACAACACCAATGGTTGGGGATATTATATTTTTACAACATAAAACCAATAATCCTAAATTTGATGTTGTATTTGATGTCCGAGATATTGATAATGTAGGCGCTGTACAATTTGGGGGTTATGTTCCAATGTATAATCTTCGTTGTGGTGTATGGTCGAATAAAGGTGAATCATTAACATCAACTATCGACTCAGTTAATGCTCATAAGGATTCTTATACTACAGATTCACAAGAAACCGGATATGAAAATGATGTTATTGATACATTATTAAATGGGTTAAAGGATGTTGATGTTGATAATCCATTTGCCAAGACATTCTAAGGATATAGTATAATATGTTAGGTTATGATTATTTTTATTATGGTACCATTAGAGCAATGGTTGCTAGTTTTGGATATCTGTTTTCTAATATCAATATAGAAAGGAAAACATCAACCGGATCTACACTCATTAAAGTACCATTGCATTTTTCAAACCAAGGTAAAGCATATGAATCATTTTCTAACCCATGGTCACAAACATTCCCAAGAATGGGTTTCGATTTTACTGTGATTGGTGTAGATGAACTGCGTAAAACTTCTGGTAATACCATAGAAAGAATGAAAACGTCTAAAGGTATTCATTGGTCAAGAAATTTTATACCGTATGACTTTTCATTTTCATTATATATTACAGCAAATGATATACAAGATAGTCTACAGATCGTTGAACAAATATTGCCGCATTTTCAACCATCAATGACGATTAAAATTAAACCGCTCAAGGACTATCCTGATTTTATTACTGATGTAACTGTAGAATTAATGCAGGTATCAAATGAGTTCGATACTTATGGTGATATTTCTGACCATGCTTCATTTGATTGGACTCTCAATTTCACATTAAAAGGATTCATATTTGCCCCAATTCAAACAACCGGTATTGGTGTTATTGATACAACTACTATTAATATGCATGAATGGGGTTGGGTAGATACTAAAATTACAGGTTAACATATATGTCAACATTTACACAACTGGAACAGACACTTGGTATTAAACCACAAGAGTCCTATGAGATTGTACAATCTATATCGAATCGACCAACTACAATAGAAGATACAAGGGTTGAAGAAAATATAGACTATGTTGAATCAGAACTAAAAGATACAATTAGACAATTAGATGATTCAATAGAAAAAGTACAATCAATTGGTGAACTATCAGAAGCACCTGGTGCATATCGGGTGATTGGTGAACTTGCATCAACAAAAATTGCTGCGTTAAAAGAATTAAGAGAATTGCGCAAAAAACAACAAACTACAGTTAATGTTGGCACTGTTAATAATACTCAGGTTAATACAACTGGCGCATTTAATATCAATGATATTCTAAAAGAATTACGAAACACATAACAAATATATGGCAAAACATATCCCATGGGGTATACACCCATTAGAATCTAAACACCCAGATCATCTATTAGAAATACCGATGGATTCGGAGGGATATTATTTAGATTCTGAAGGTAATAGAATTTCATTTAATGGTAACAGAGAATTAAAACCAGCATATGTTAAGTTACCATTAAACCAATATCATATTGATGAAATTAGAAAATGTTCAGAAGATCTAAAATACTTTATCTTTAATTATTGTAAAGTATTAACAAAAACAGGATGGAGATTACCTGATCTCCGTGATTATCAAGAAGAATATGTACTTAATATGTTTGAAAATAACCGATTGGTGCTATTAGCCGGTAGACAATTGGGTAAAACAGTTACTTCTGCATTAAAATTTATATGGTCACTTAATTTTGTTCAAGATACTTCTATTGGTGTTTGTGCCAATATCGAAAAAGGTGCAACAGAAGTATTACATAAAATGAAACAGACATTTAATAAGTTACCTATTTGGTTACAACAAGGTGTAACTAAATGGAATGTTAAATCTATTTATTTTGAAAATGGATCTAAATGTATTACTTCTGCGACAAATGGAGATGCATTCCGTGGATTCTCATTTGTTGGCGGTATTGATAAACATGGTAATGGCCATTCATGTTTATATGTAGATGAGTGCGCATTTATTGATAACTGGTATGATTTTGCCGATTCTGTTTTACCAACAGTTAGTTCAGATCCAAATGCAAACATTATTATTACCAGTACACCAAATGGTATGAATCATTTTTATGAAATCGTAAAAGGTGCACGTACTGGAAAAACAGAATACAAAATACAAGAAGTACCATGGAACTGTTTGTCAGAACGAAATCAGGAATGGCGTGAAAAAATCATCAAGACCCATGGTATTGTATATTTCAATCAGAACTTTGGTTGTCAGTTTATTGGTTCATCGTCAACATTAATTAATGCTGATAGTCTAGCAAAACTAGAATCCCGTGAGCCAATAGAACATAGTGATTCTTTCTTTATATACCAAAAACCGTACAAAGACACAAAATATCTATTATTGTGTGACCTTGCATCAGGTACTGGCGGTGATTACACGGTTGTACAAGTTATTAAGGTGCTCAAGAATAAATTTGAGCAGGTTGCAATATTCCGTAGCAATACAACGCCGCTATTATCAATGACAAGTATTATACATACAATTGCAACGAAATATAATGAGGCATATGTATTATTTGAATTGAATTATGGTTCTGAAGTTGCTAGTAGATTATATTATGATATTGAATATGAAAATGTTTTAACCATATCATATCATAATAACACTCAAACATTATTGGGGTTTGGTGGTCAATTTAGATTAGGTTTACAAGTTGATACTAAAATAAAAGCATCAGAATTGGTTAGTCTAAAGGCATTAATAGAATCAAATAAATTAATAATTAATGATAATGAAACAATTTCAGAATTATATACTTTCATTCAAAAGGGAACTTCTTTTGAAGCTGATTTGGGTAAACATGATGATTGTGTAATGTCTATTGCCCTGTTGGGATGGTTGGTGAATCAAGAATCATTTAAAGAAATCATCAACTATGATTTTATTAGTGATTATGAAGAAACAAAAGCAGAGGAATTATCTGATCTATTACCGAGTAATATGTTTGGTGATGGCAACAATGTATCATATAGTGATACATCATGGATCACTGCTTAAATGCCATATATAAATATATAAACATAACAAATTTGAGAAAATAATTTATGAAAATTTTTGGATTCGAACTAGGTAAAAGTGTTGAGACACAGTCACCGTCGCCAGTCATCCCAAATGATGTTGATATCACTGTATCAAGTCATTATGGTGTGCAGAGTCTTACATTTGCCACAAATACAAAATCAGATTCTCATAAAACAGTAATTGTACAAAACAGAGAATTAGCAAATCAACCAGAAGTAGATTATGCTGTTGATGAAATCGTCAATGAAATGGTTGATTCAAGTATTGATGTTCCATTTGAAATATCATTTATTGATAATACAGACAATGAATTATCAAAAAAGGTAAGGGATAGTATCACTGATAGTTTTAGAAGAGTCAGTATTCTATATTCAGCAAATATTGTTGAAGACTTATACAAGTGGTATGTTGATGGTTCATCTGCAAAATTCATTCGTCTATCTGAAGACGGTAAATCTATTCAGGCACTAGAAGAAATTGATCCATGGTTAATTGAAAAAATTACACCGGCAAAAACGGCAAGAACAGAATATGGTGTTACTACATTAGTAAAAGAAGAACCATATTATGTATATTCACAACCAAATATGACTGAAGAAAAATCACAAATACGATCTGCTGGTCAAAATAAAATAAAATTAGCATACGATTCTGTTATATTTGTCGATTCTGGAAAATATGATGAATATAACATTCCAGTTTCTTATATTAGAGCTGCAATGAAACCAATTAATGATATGTTAACACTAGAAAATGCTGGTGTTATTTATCGTATGACGCGTGCACCAGAAAAACGGGCATTCTATGTTGATACTGGTCAATTACCAACTCAGAAAGCCGAAGAATATATTAAGGCATTGATGAATCGGTTTAAAACCAAAATTGATTATGATTCTAAAACTGGTGAAATCAAAACAGCGAATCGTAATTTAGTTGCAGCAACAGAAGATTATTGGATGCCACGACGTGGTGGTTCTAATGCAACAGAAATACAAACAATCTCAGAAACAAGTAATCAACTAAATACACTTGTTGACGAATTGGACTATTTCAAGAAAAAGGCATATAGAGCATTAAAAATACCAACATCAAGAATTAATGACAATCCAACATTTAACTTGGGTACCAGTGGTAATATTACCAGGGAAGAAGTTAAATTTTCAATGTATATTGATAGATTACAACGACTATATACTAATGGATTATATCATCTACTTATGGTAGATTTAATGATTACTGGTATAATGTCAAAAGAAGAATTCATTAAAATCAAAGATTTGATTAAAATCAGTATGATTAATAATGACTTCTTTAGTGAAACCAAAAAATTTGAAGTATTAACAAATAAGGTTTCATTAATATCATCAATGGAACAATTTGTTGGCACATATTTTTCACAACAATATGTTCTAAAAGAAGTATTGGGTATGACAGATGAAGAAATTGATTTAATGTTAGAGGAAATAAAAAATCCACTAATTAAAAAATCAGTTGAATCATCGTCATAACATATAAATATAGTTGATTAATAAATCTCATAATTAGGAGTATTAAAAATGAGCGTAAGAGAAGAAGTACTTTCTGAATTAGAAACAAAATTAGAATCATTGGCTGATATGTTTGGCAAATATATGACCAGTGTTGTTTCTGAAAAGTCTATTAAAATGGAAGACGATAAAGAAAAGGACGACGAAAAAGAAGTCGATGATGACGATACCTGTACCGAAGACGACAAAGAAGATGATTCAACAGATGATGATGTTTCTGATGAAGACAACAAAGAAAATCAAAAGATGATTGATGAAGAAAAACCTAAAAAATCAAAAAATAAATAACATTAACAAAATGTTATATTAAGGGGTTGTTAATGGTACGTAAGATTAGATTTAAGGCATCTGGTACTCGCAAGATTGCGAGAACTCATCGACGAGTTCTTGAGTCTGGTCGCAGTATGATTAAAAATGCCCTAGATAAATTGATTGAACGTAAATATTCATATAAAAGTAATATTACAGAACGTCATAATCAAATAAAAGAAACACTGGGTATTATTGCAATGAAAAAGGCAATTGCTCGTAAATATGTTTCCTGTATGTAGAGGTTACCAAATGATATTAATTGAAACGGTAAACAATACGGAACTATTGGTTGAAAATAC